AAACCTTTGCTACCTCTCCGGGAGATTCACATATAAGAAAAGGTTTATCCATTTGTGTTTGTAAATTCAGTTCTGTAATATTTGATATTCTCGAAACTTCATCGGGAACATCTGAACCGATTGCTCTGAATTCCTTTTCATTGCATACATAACCCGATTCGGATTTTGACTTGACCAGAGATATTTGATTACCTTCTTCAAAATCAATACCAACAGCAGTCGGGTCTTTTGCAAAGTTGGAATGAAATCTGAATCCCAAAGGTCTATTTGTCAAAGCCCAGTTGATTGCACGAATAATGTTTGTCTTGCCGGAATCCGGGAGGCCAACTATACAATTTACCCCTTTAACAAATTCAAGATTTGTATTCTTATGTGATCTGAAGTTTTGTATTCTTAAATGTTTTATCATTTATGTATCCTTCTTGCATATTCAGCCAGCAGCAATGATTCTACCCGTCCGTCGAGCAATTTACCTCGTTCTGTATGAAAGAGGTAGGATTGCTCTGGGAACAGCTTTAAAACAGCTGTTAAAGAGAGCTGTTTTTTGTCTGCTGTAGATAGTTTTGGTTCAGATTTGCCTCTCTTTGATGTAATACCAAATTCTTTTTTCCAACGCATCGGATGAACTTCTTGGAAAGGAATCTGATTTACTTCAAGTGCCGCTAAAATTTTACCATACCCGACACCATAATTAAACCCGCCTACACTTCCTTGTCCAGGCATTGCTTGTGCCTTTTCAAGAATACAGAACATGGATTTGTAATCTCTTTTGATGGATAAAAATAAATTGTGCAATTCTTTTCCATCAATCCCCTTTTGCGGCAACAAAGGCATATCATAAATAGTAATTTTGTCTTTTGATGTATCTTCCATCAATGTAACCGCACCTTGTTGTCCCGGATCAATTCCAACATATACCATAATCTCATTTCCTCCTAGCGTTGAAAATTCTTAATAACATATTGAAAGCTATTTGTGCGCCATGATAACAACCCGTTTCTTCATCAATCGCTAATGGATCAATTTGACAAGCTTCGGCATGTCGCATCATGGCGTCCCAAAATCTTCTGTCGCTATCTTCAAATGGTTTAAGACAATTAAAAGTTTCATATTTTTTTTCTCCCGCCAAAAAAACATCTGCAAGAGGCTTTAAGATAACAAGTGGCATAGGATACCAACCTTGTTTATCCTTATCATATTTTATTCCTTCGTTCATTTTCTTCCCCTGTTCAGTTGAAATACTTTCCTCCATTTATCAAATTTCTCGTCAATGAGAAATGAATTAAACCCATACTCTTTAAATACATCCATGAAATCTAATGAATAAAATTCATCATTGACAGGATCTTTGATATTGATTTGTTCATCTCCAGCATAAGGCAACGCAACAAGATTAAATGTTTCTTTCATTATCCTTTTGCCTTCTTCGCTTTCAATTTTCTGCTTTGCTTTCCCGTCTTTCAATACATTGTTTAGATATTTTACAGCGGTTTCTGTTCCAATTCCGGGAATGCCTTGAACCGTATCAGATGTACAACCCGCAAGACTCTTTACTGTAGCCCACTGATAAGGTTCTAAACCATATTTCTTTGTAAAATCGTTTGCGGTAATAATATGTGAAAAGTTATAAATAGAGACTGGAGCATACTTATGTCCTGATAACAATTGTAACAAATCATTGTCTTTTGAAACAATTATATACTCATCAGGAAAACGAGCAACGCACCATGCAATCAAATCATCTGCTTCATATCCTGTTTGATGATAGACATTTCTAAACCCCATTTGCGGCAATACATTCTTTCTCATTTCAAAAAACTGCTCATGGGCTTTTTTAATAATGTCTGTTTTGTCTTCATCAATTTTACGATTTTTATAAGTTTTGCAATCAAGCTTTCGATATGATCTTCTTGAGTCCCAACAAAATACAAATTGATTGGTGTTGAACTTTTCCGCCAAGAGATATATCTGTTCAAGAAATCCATAAATGACCCCTGTTGGATTTTTCTTGAATGATAGTTCGGACATTGCATAAACGCTTTTATAAGCAAGACCATTACAGTCTATTACCAGTCTCATTAAAATTTCCTCTTGCGTTCCGGAACCATTGCTTCTTCAATTTCAGCCCATTGATCTTCACACATTTTTGACAGCTCATCTTCAAGATCATTTTCTTCGATATATCCAATAAACTCTTCACGATTCTTAAAGATATAACCATCAAACTCAATCTTGCTTGCTCTTGGCCCCCAAAGATAATTGATCATACTGCTGATATTATCTATCCCATAGTCGAATAAAATAATAGATTCAGCTTGCCTAAATGGTTTTGCAACTTTATTTCGTTTGATCTTTGCAAGCATCCTTACGCCATAAACTCTGGTTTCTCCCTTGAAGGTCTTTTTAAGCTTCTCAATTTCAGCAAGCCATGGAACTTGATGGGTGTAAAAATTTAAAGCATCGCCACCAGAACGGTAATGCTTTTCTCCAAATGTAATGCCTATTTTTGTTCTTGTTTGCGAGATAATAAAAAGAGTGATGTCTTTTCCTGTCATTAGATCACAAGCATTATTAAAAAATTCTTTGCTGGCGTAAGCGGCTTTTTCTGTCTTGTAACTACCATCGGGGCTTTCGTCTTTTAATGCAGCTTGTTTAAATCGCTCTTGACCCGCTTCCGAATTTAAAGAATCCCACGAATCAAGAATAATAATCAAACATTCATTTTCTTTATGTTCAAGAGCAAGTCTTCCAAAATATCTTCCAAATTCTTCAACGGTTGCAATATCATACCGCCACTCAACTGCATTGACAAAATCTTGTCCATACATTTTTTCAATGGGAAAATCCATAACACGTTCACGATTGATGTATGCAATCTTGACTTCTTTTACCGATGGGAAAAGTTTTGATTTAACTTTTTTGATATTTCTGAATGCCCAATGTGCTGTTTCAAGTGCGAGCAATGTCTTACCAGAACTACCATCACCAACGATATTGATGATTCTGTTTCGTGCAAACCCACCATGAATACCCTTTTGCGACAATGCAAGATTCAAAAGGGTAGAGCCAGAACTGATAAATTCCGTTCTTTCTTTTGATGCGGGGGTAAAGTTTTTGATGTCACTTTTAATTTGTTCAATTTCTTTTTTCATTTTTGTCTCCATGAAAGACCTTCTTGGTGGTAGACTATTTTGGAAACTAATTACATTTGCCTAGCCACCAAGAAGGAAGAAAGGGCTATCTGCGCGCACGTCGTCTTGAAGGCTTTTCATCTTCGTCTTCTTCATGTTCCCGCCTTGAGGGTTTTTCATCCTCATCTTCTATTGCACGGCGTCTTGAAGGGCGTTCATCCTCATCCTCATCTTCTCTGGAGCGTCGTGAACGAGTAGGCTTTTCATCTTCATCTTCATCTTTTTCACGACGAGATGATCTGGAAGGTTTTTCCTCATCTTCATCTCTCTGTCTTCGAGCCGGCTTTTCGTCCGATTCTTCTTTTTCTTTCAACTTTGCTTCACGCGTTTTCTTTACGCAATCACGCCACTGATCACACTGTTCGCAATCATCGGGATATTTGTTTGCGTCTTTCCCGAATTTGTGACCAAACTCACACTGATCCGCCTGAACATCATCATCTTGTTTTGATTTTCTGGCGGGTCTTTCATCATCGTCTTCATCTCTTCTTCTGGACCGAGAAGGTTTCTCATCGTCATCATCGGTAGCTCTTGCTCTGCGAGAAGGACGATCAGCATCATCGTCGTCAGTGGCTTTTCCGGATTTATAAATATCCAGTACTTCATCATAGGTGGGAATTTTGATTATTTCGTCAAGACAGAAACAATCATCAAGAACATCTTTACTGATCTTAAAACCCTTTGGGCGGTCAAGCAACTGATGACCATAATATTTTGTATCGTTCGGGCCGGTTCCTTCACGTCGGAAATAAACTGATTTGCCTTCGTCGGGATCCATGAAAGGAATAATGGGATCAATCTTTTCATCCATACCTTCCCGAATGGGAACTGTTGCAAGTTCAAGAAGATGTTTTCCCATAAACCAATGAGAAACAACGAAGAGCTGAACGCCTTTCTTTTCTTCGCCCTTGTCATAACAGATAATGTTATAAACGGATTTCGGATTACGCTTGGGCATCAATGCTTTGATGACATCTTCATCTTCGCCATTCTTTTTCAGCCTTGCAATGTCTTCACAAATCGGGCACGGCTTGCCATAAGTTTTGTTTAAACACATGACTTGGTTTTTACCTTCAATTCCAAGATTGGCATGAAAATAATATTCATAAACATACTGAACCTCTCCCTTTGAAGCTGAAGGATCAAACTTGCCCGCCTCGTACGGCAAAATGTCAATGATATGTTTTCCTTCTCCACATTTCCAAATTCTCTTTTTCGCCTCTTCGTCTTTAAAGAGAAGCCCTCCACCAAATGACTCGTTACGCTCCTGATTCTCTTTGAGGCGCTTCGCCAACTGCTCTCTCATACTTTTGC